GAACGCGCCCAATTGCCCCCATAGGGGGTGACTAGCGTATAAATGAGGGGGGGGGCACTGGTTTGGTGGACGTCTAGCCGTCTAGATGGCCACAGTGGGGCCTGCTAGTGCGCGCCAGTGGGCCTCAGTGGCTCTCTGCGCTGCGCTAGTGCTATCGCTAGTGCTACCCTATGGCTACCCCTGTGCGCTCACTAGGGCGCCTCCTGTGCGCTCTGTGTGGGCCATAGAGGTGCGCTCTGCCCTGCTTATTTTGTGCCTGCCTAGTGGCGTACCCCTTGCTTATTTTGTGCGTCCATTGCGGGCCTCTAGTGCCCGTCCAGTGGGGCCAGCTAGTGCGCTGTAGTGGGCCACCTAGTGTGCTGTAGTGCCTGCCTGTGCTATCCCTAGTGCGCACTGGGCTATCCACTGGCTATCCTTAGTGCTTTACATTGTGCCGTTTATATGCTACGCTGCGCGCTCCCCACTAGGGCGCACATCCACTACCCGGCACACTCAGCACTACCTAGCGCTATCCCAATGCTATCCCTTTGCTCTTACTTTCATTCGAAAGCTAATACGAAATGATGTTACAGGAGTAGGAGGGTTTTAGGGCACTATATACACTACTACTAACTATGCACTCCCTAGTATGTCCCTGTGCCTACGCAGTAGGCTGACATACCTACACAGTCACCGCATCACTCCGTGCCCTTACACTGCGTACGGGCACTGCGTTCTACTCTATGCCGTATTAGATAGTGTTAGGTAGTATTGGCTAGATGTGGCTAGTAGTGGCTATCCCTAGTATGGCTCTAAGTTATTGCCCTGCTTACCCTTTTTGCTCTCAGTGATAAAAAGTTTAAAAATTACTTGCTTCTTTTGGTTCAATAGGGCTATAGTTCAATCACCGGGAGGCACTGAGGCGCTAACCGGGGCCGAGCCGGGAGGCTCCGCTGGATTAAAGCTAGATAGTGTGAAGGGTTAGACACTCGATAAAAAGGGTTGACACCGCGAAGAACATAAGCTAGATTGAATCCCGAAGTAAGCAGTACAGAATAAGCAGTAAGGCAGTAAGAAATACACGCTTGACAAGTTCTGATTCACTGAGTAACTTAGATAGCGAACAACGTGGTAAGCTGGTTTGCGGGGAGGCCCAGTACCTTGACTGGTACGATGACGACCAATCCTAGATAATCAGCAGCAGTAAAGATGCAACGTCAAGAGCTGAGACGACAAACGGCTGGGGCGCTGAGGCGCTGCCCCTTAAAAGAATAGCGCCGAGACCTGACCACAGGTTCCACGGTAGTGCAGTGGGTAACAAGGTTAAGAGTTAGCGTCCTGCTAAATACTGCTAGGGCGTTAATCATTAACTTTGAGAGGTACACAATGAAATATCGTGAGAAGTTAGCGCAACAATTCGCTGGGCTGGAGAAGCTATCCGGTTCGGAATTGAGAAAGCGCCGGGATGCACTGAACCGAGCCGGGTATATGCGGACAAAACAATCCGCTACATTCAGTACGAATGTACGCGGTAAGACCAAAACAAAGGGTAGCAGTAAGGCTCCGCAAGGTTGGTACACTGCTGGACAGTTCGGACACTAATTACAGCCTATAGCATCCTACGAGGTGCTATGTGAAGTAATTCGTAAAATAAACAACCAATCAAAGAGGTGCATTATGACTAACTCCACCAATTCAACAGGTAAAGTATTCAAGCTCACCGCTGCGGGCAGCATTCGCAAGGCACTGGGCGATGTAGTGGAAGCAAAGCGTAACATCACTATCAGCGCGCTCTTCCACGGCCTGATTAGCAGCAACGTCTCTTGGGCTACGGATATGCAGCGCAGTGATGCCGCTGACTTCGATATGGTGCTGCGTACGCTGTTGCCTATCAAGTTTAACAAGGAGTCCGGCAAATATGAGTTCAACGCGAAGAAGTGCTATGCGTCGGCTGAAAAGCTGGGCATCGAACTGGACACTATGCGTCTGGACTATAAACAAGCTGACAAGCAGGGCCGCGAAGTGATTGTAGCCAGCTTCTATAGCTCCTGTATGGCTCTGTACGCCGCCGAAGCAGAGCAGGTGAAGAATGACGCGCTGGATGCCGATGCAGTGCGCTTGCAAGCGCTGGGGCGCGTTAAAAACGCTATCAAGAAGGCTAAAGAGACTGGCGTGAGCGATGCTGACCTTGTGTCTATGCTGGTACAGCAGGGCGTGGACGTACGCGCTGTACTGGACGCAACTTTAAAGGTGGCGGCATGATTTATAAAGTCCCGGTTATCAAGTGGTGGGCATTGTGCCCTGCGGCCAACGATGCCGACGCCTTCGATATCCCTATGCGGGCAATCGCTCAAAAATGGGGTGTACGAGGGGTTGGGTGAGTATCTCTAGTAGCAAGCCTATAGCGTCCTACGGGGCGCTATGTGAATGCAACTAGCGTATGAGGTTAATATGTATGCAGTTATAGCGTATTACCGGGATGAAGACTCAGAAGTAGTGGCATGCGCACGTGATTTAGATTCTATCCGTAAAGAGTATTGGGAGTGGGTGCGCCACTTCGCCAACTCTAAGGTTAGGAGCGCCCCTACAGTGTACAAGACCTATAGTGCAGCCCTGCACTACGGTATGACTACTGTTCAATTAGTGTATGTCAAAGAGGTGTAGAATGAAAGCAATACTGGTTTATCCGGGGCATGAACTCTGGCCCGTGTGGTGCAATCGGGTATACGCAGAATACAACTACACCGTGGTTATATTCTCTGAAAAAGACACTAATCAGGAATCCCCTTTAGAGTTTGTGGATACCCACACCGAAATGGCTGCCCGCACTGTGCTGGACGCCGTGAATCTTGGCATCATCACCGATTGGAGACAACTCTATGGTTAATGTATTCAACATCATTGTGACCAGCGCTATGCTGGTTCTGGGCAACGACGTAAGCAACCCGGTGCCCTACTGTACTGTGCAGTTGCAGCAACCCGCAACGCAAGAATCGCAGCCGCGCCCTGAGTACGACCTCTTTGAGAACCCCGAGGGTGGTTGCAAAGAGCTGGGCGCGCGTATCCTCGCGGCGGTGCAGGAGCAGTACCCGGACGCCGCCGTGACGCTCACGGTGGACGGTAAGAGCAACAACGATATTTGAGGTAGATTGTGCACGGAAAGAATCCTGAAACGCTGCTGATGCGTAAGCAGCAACCAACAATCGACGGGCTGGCGCGTGAGTACAACGCGAAGGCAGCGCTGCGCCAGCACTATGAGAAGCAAGCACGTCGCCTGGGTATGACCCTGCGCGGCTACTGCTACCGGTTCAATGTGCGGGGTATAGTATGAGCAAACAGAACCTGTATGACTTATTCAAACGCCCAAATGGGCTGCTGTACCGGGTGCCGCTGGATAGTCCGCTGCATAAGCGAGCGGAGTTCTACAGCGAGCATTTAAGGGGGTGGCTAACGTCCGGGCACAAGGTTGGTGGGTTAATATCTAGCGACCGCAGCACCCTAGTGGCCCGGAACGTAGTATTCGGGGACAAAGCATGCTCACAGTAGACGAAACAGCGCTGCTGTGCTGGCGTCTGCTGGAAACGCAGGGCAAGTGCGGCTGCACTTGGGAAACATTCAAAGAGGTTCCTAATGAACTCAAGCAAATCGTGCCAGTTGAGCGCCGATTACTCCGAGTTAGAAAAGAGGGTATTGGCACTGTTCTCACAACCTATCGAGAGTATACAGAATCTGCCGCGCGGCAGTTGCAAGAGCATATTGCATTTGATGTGGTGGAAGCACTGCGGCGGCATGGGTATCGTGGAGCATTCACAAGATTTAGGGCGGCAGTACGGGCATATTATAAGCAAGCGCAGATCGCTGAGTGGTACGCACGCTGAACTTTCTGTGCATGATGAAATAGAACTAATTCAGGAGCAAATGAAAATGCAAGAGACTAATACAGCACCTATCGAATGGAAAGTAGTGTTGCCAGAAGGTGCAAACGCACTGCCAATGAAATGTTCGATGTATTCCAGCGGGGATTACTGGACCCCGTTCCAGGACTTGCAAATGCAAGGTGCTGACCACCCTCACACTGAGGGTCCACTGCAGGCACTTATGGGTCTCCGCACTGTCGGCGCTTACACCCCGGGCTTAGAGGTGACTATAGGCGGGATACTGCACCCAAAATACCGCGAGATTATGAGGACTATCGGTCCGTTGCAAAGGGTGGACTTGTATAACAGCGGAACTTTCTACGACCTCTTTGCCCCGGCGCGAATCACCATCGACAGCAAGTTCTGGGAGCGCCGCCGCGACTTCTATGAGGGCGATGATGTAGTGGTTGAGCGCGTAGTTGCTAGTGTAGAAGAATTCACCGGTTACAAGGTGCACAAACAGGCCGTGCAGTTATTCGAGCGCATTATGCTTGCACCAGAAGAGCGGCAGCGCCGGGAGTACACTGGCTACGATTACGGACGCCGCATCCGCGACATGCACGCCGCAGCGCTGCTCATGAAGTTGCACGGCTTCGTAGTGTCTAGATTCGCCGTGCCTTTGGGCTTTGGTTTCCGCAACGGCGAACCTATCGTGATGCTGGGGCAGCCGCGGATGCACAAGGACTTCGCCGCAGTTACTGAGTACCGTTGTGTGGCGATGCGCGTAGGTAAGTGGCTCGCTAACTACTACGGCAACGGGGTGGACTTCCGCGATGCTATCGAAGACCTCAAGGCTATGAACGTAGAGCCTACAACGTACCTGTGCAAGACCGAGCAGGAATGGTACGACGCCTACGAGAATGGTCCGGGTAGCTGCATGAGCGGGTACGACTTTGAGCATAGCCCTGTTCGGACTTACGCTACTACCAGCCACGGGCTGCCGGATAATGGGTTGCGCCTGTTCATCCAGTACACCGGGGAGCTGTTCGGGGATGACTTCGAAGTGCAGGCGCGGGCAATCGTAAAACCTGAAACCAAAGAGTACGTCCGTGCTTACGGCAACGCTGCGGACGCAATCCTGCGGGGGCATGGGTACACCAGAAACACGGAGTGTCTCGAAGAGGTAATGCTAGCGCGTATACCGCACCCTAGCTACAGCGGCGCAGTGCTGATGCCATACCTGGATAGCAGTCAGTGCGGTGTTGATGAAGAGGGCAGTGACGCCTTTGTAATTCGTGACGACTACGGATACGAGGCGCAAGACTCAGAAGGATACATCTACGTAGGTACTGAATCTGCTCGGTGCTGCTGCTGTGAATGTCGCTACTCCGTCGACGACATGCAGGAAACAGCCGATGGCGATATGGTGTGTGATACCTGCGTTGACAGCGAACAGTATGTATACGTAGTTGGCCGAGAAGGGCTGCATAATCGCTATGACTGCACTTGGTCTGATTACCATGACGCTTATGTATATGACAGGGACATCGCATACTGTGCGGTAGAGGGAGCAGTGCACGACCAAGCAGAACTAGTGTATGCGCAGGGTCGGGAGGTGCTTATTGAGTACGTAGAAGAACACCCAGTGCACGGGTTAATTCTCATAGAGTATGCAGCTGATTGCTTGGGAGAGAAGTACCTGGGCAACGATGACGAAGAAGAAGTAGAGGAGGCAGCTTAATGTTCTTGAATCCGCACGGGATTGATATGCAGCTGCTATTGCAGATACTGCAAACGCACCGGCCTAGCTGGGCAAGCACTAAGTGGTTTGAGCCGCTGCTTATGCAGGCGCTGGGTAGTGGTATGCACTACGTAAAGGACAAGCACGGGAACTACTTCGTGCTGGTGGGGGACTCAGAGCAAAGTGACGTAGCGTTTACGTCTCATCTCGACACAGTGGCGCGCCCAACCAGTGCTGCGCCGGACGTCGGCTGCACTAACAAGGGCGTACTGTTCGTAAAGAATCCGCAGCAGGCTGACTGCTTGGGCGCTGACTGCGGTGCTGGTATCTATCTGATGCTGGAGATGCTGCGGCGCGGGGTGCACGGCCGCTACTGCTTCTTCGTGGATGAAGAGGTAGGCTGCGAGGGTAGCGCTGCATCGGTCAAGGATGACTCTGGATTTTGGACTGGGGTCAAGGCGATGATTAGTTTCGACCGCCGCGGCGACGGTATCATAACGCATCAACGGTACATGCGCTGCTGCTCCGATACCTTTGCCAAGACCCTAGCAGAGCGCCTGGGACGCACGGAGCAGCACTTACAGAAGGGGGTATATACTGACTCGGCTGAGTTCGTTGGCATCATTCCTGAGTGCACCAACGTCGGTGTAGGGTACATGCACGAGCACACCCCGGATGAGGTACTTGACCTGAACATCCTGGGGCAAGTGCTTGAGCGGGTACTGCAAGATGGAACGTTCTCGCACCTTCCTATTGAGCGGGACCCGAGTGTAGTAGAGCCAGACCAATGGCTCTCTGCGCCAACGCTCAGTTTACGGCAGCCGTGGGACATGCCGCCGGACGAGGACCCTCAATTGCTGGCTGCGTTCCGTGTAGTGTCGCAACTGTCTAAACGGCAACTGATTAGCTGGGTACAGGAGAATCCAGAGAAGGCGGCGGAGTACATAATGGTCTTCTCAGATTATGGCTTCAAAGAAGAATTGATTGAACTAGGCACCCGAGTCGTAGAAGACTGGGGCGGATACGATAATATTGTGGAGGGTTGATTATGCCTAAATTTAAAGTTGGTGATAAGGTTGTGCGTACAAAGGATTGTGGCAAAGATGAAAGCTTTCTGTCTAAGTTAGGCCGTGACACCTACTACACTGTGACTTCTGTTGTTGGTGATCACTGGCTGCAGGTTGATGGGTGGATAGACGGGGCTGACGAGCACCCTTGGTACGCCCTCAACTTCGAGCTGCACCAAGAACCGGAGGACGAGCTGCCACCGGTTCCGGATGGCGTGACCTATATGAACTCTAAACGTGACCCGGGCAACGACCAGCGGCTTGTCCTAGAAAGATACAGTTATACTGATGAGAACCTACTCTATATAGGAATAGTTCCTAAAAAGAAAAGCACCCGGGCAGAGTTGGAGATTGGGATTAACATCGACCCTGATTCAGCCCTGCAGTTGGCACACGACCTGCGCCGCATGGCTATGGATATCAAACGTAAGGAGAAAGTACAATGAGAGCTGTTAACATAGTTATAACTGACAAGGGAAATAACCGCGCCGCAGCGGACTTAACCTTGAACAAGGTTTACCCAGCTATCCGTTCTGAGGTGGGTGAATTCGTCATGGGGTCTTTTAATGATTTCACATTCTATGAACTTATAGATGACGTGGGGGACCGCTGTGGAATCTACGAGAACTACAAAGGGATAATTCTGCAAGAGGTACCGTAATGGACCAGCCCTGGCTTAGAGCGTGCAAGCGCCTGGCCGTGGGGCAGAGGGCGCGCTTTCGGTGCTGCGGCAGGGACGCCGCCGGGGTGCTCTACAATAACCCGGATGCCTGGGAATATTATTGCCACCGCTGTAAACAGGTGGGCAAAGAGCACAAGCAGTACCAGCGCATACAGTTACAGGAAGAGCCGAGGGTGCAGCCCTCTGCACCTGCAGATGCAATTTGCATTAGCCAAGCGCCTGCGGAAACGCAGAGTTTTATTTACGGATTCCTGACCACAAAGGGAATCATGCCTGAAATGGTGGAGGATGCAGAATGGAGCAAAGAGAAACAGCGGATAATCTTCCGCGTCGGAAGCGCTGCTCTGGGTCGTGCAGTGCATGCCCGACAGCAACCGAAGTGGGTAATGTACGGTCAGCCGATACCCTTCGCTGCCGCGGCACCTGCCGTAGCACCGGCTGTAGCTGCGGCCGCACCTCTAAAGGTCGTGCTCACCGAGGACTTACTCTCAGCTGTGAAGATACAGCACGCAGTTACGAGCTACAGTGCGTTGAACGTGCAGGCTATAGCTATGCTGGGTACACGCTTGCCCACGCCGCTGAGGGCTTGGCTGATTCAGAATCGCCCGGAAGTGATTCTAATGCTGGACAATGACCCTGCGGGGCACGCCGGGGTAGCAGCAGCACGTCGAGCATTGCGCCCGTTCATGCAGTGCCGGGAGCACTACTTCGCTGCGGACCCTAAGGACGCAGAAATCAAAGAGATTCTGGAGGCTTTACAATGACTGTGCAAGTAATCAGCAAGGTGTGTGATTGTGGAAAGGGATACCGCTCTTGGCATGACCTGAAATGTGGACACTGTCGCAGTAAGCAAGAGGAGCGCAAGCTGGTACAGTACCACCAAGCGCTTGAGGACGCAAAGCGTCGGCTGCAGTTAGAATACTTTCGCCACTACGTCCACGACGTTAGTGCACCTTACGGCGACCTTCGAGTGGAGCTTGTATAATGAACATGGGCATCTGGATTTTAATCATGGCGATTAATGGTAGCTCTGTTAGTGACACGGACTTCGCTGCGCTGACTACGCAAGAGTTCACAACGGAGGCTGCCTGCAACAAAGCAGCTAAGGCGTTCGAAGAGAAGTTCGACACATTCCGGGTGTATACCGCGAAAGCAATCTGTGTTCCGAAGGAGATTTAATTGGACCTGATAGTAGTTAAAGCGATGTGCACGCAGAAGGTGTGGAACCGACTGCGTGAACAGATACCCAAGTCCATGCTCGCGCCGGATACGTCGAACCTACTAGACTGGGTGGGGTTGTACTGGAACACGTACCCGGAGCACCAGGAGGTTCAGTGGGATGCGATGCAGAGCATGCTCAACCTCCGGGCGGGGCACTTATCCCGGGAAGAACGGGTAATCATGGACGAGCTTATGCGAGGAGTACAAGCCGTGCCGCAGGATTCTGTGGTGGGTATTGTCCAGACCCTGAATGAGCTGGCCTACAGCGGGGAGGTGGCGGCGCTTACGCAGCGCTACCAAGACGGCGAAGAGATTGATTACCTACTGGAAATGAAGCACCTACAGCGCAAGTACGGTGATGGAGCTGCGGTGCATGAGTCGCTGCTTGAATGGGAGAGCGGTAGTGTTGACGAAATACTTGCCGCGACTGACGAGAGCGGTGGTCTTAAACTGGGCGTGTTCGAGCAACTCGCTAGCAACATCCGAGGTCTACGCGGCGGGGACTGTATCGCAGTGGCTGCTCCTGTGGACTCTGGTAAAACTAGTCTGCTTGCTGCTATTGCTGTGGACTTTGCTGAGCAGATGCAGCAGCAGCCGGAAGTGTACGGAGACCGCCCGATTCTCTGGCTGGTTAACGAGGGTCCGGCGACGCGTACAGTGCCTAGGGTATATCAAGCGGCGCTGCACTGGACTCTGGCTGAGATTAAGGACCGGCACAGTAAGCAAGAGTTCGTGCCAGCCTACCTCAAGAAAGTAGGCAGAGCTGACCGGATTCGCGTTAAGGCTGCGCACTCCTTGACTATGGCGCAGATATCCACGCTCATGGAGGAGATGCGCCCAGCGGTAATCATCATCGACATGGTGGCTAACATCCGTGGCGGCACTATGGAGACCGAGCACCAGAACCTCGAAGCGAAATGGCAGGAGCTGCGCATACTTGGGTGCGAGAATGACTGCGCTATCGTAGGCACTATGCAGCTTTCACTCGAAGGTTACAACATGCTCTTTCCACCGCTCACCGCTATGAAGCAGAGCAAGATTGGTGTACAAGGTGCCTTGGACTTGGCGATTATGATGGGGTGCTTGGACAGAAACGAGCAGCCGCACATGCAAAACGTCCGTGGTATCAGTACTCCGAAGAACAAGATGGCACTGTCTGGTAAAGAATCGCTCCTGCAATTCGAGGTGCAATTCGAGCCTGGACGTTGTAGATTTGACGAAGGCCAGATTAACAAGTGACTTCCCTAGCGCCTTCTATGAGGGCGCTATGTAGGTACACAGGAGGAGATTATGCTTAAACCCGAAGATATCACAGCGGACGACGCCAATGTTATAGTGGCGTATGCTGCATCTGCAGGTACACCACTTAAAAGCTTCACGCTAGACAGCAGCCAGCTGATTGTGCATCTGGCTATCAACAAGGCTCGGAGGGCTAATTGGAAATGACAGGTTGTATTGACCACGGACAGAAGGGAAGCACTTGCCGAGGAAAGGGCGCTGGGTATGGCCGCTCCAGATTTGACGGGAAGACAACTGGCAGCCACCGCAAAGCATACTGTATAGCCCACAACTTGAAGCTGAGCGATATCGCGGGACTTGTAGTCCGGCATTCGTGCGACAATCCTCGGTGCATAAATCCGGAGCACCTGCTACTAGGGACTTCTAGCGATAATATGCAGGACCGAAATAAAGGTGCGCGTAATTTGCTGGGCAGCCGCAACCCTGCTGCCAGACTTACCCCAGAAGACGTGCACAGCATACGAGAAGCATACGCTGGCGGTGAGACCCAGGTATCTATAGCGAGACGCTTCGGGACAAGTCAAGGATACATATCTAATATCATAAAGGGGAGGGTATGGAATGAGCAGAAGCATCCTGATAACGGATTATGAGACGCAAAACCACCCATATTACGGTAGTGTTGCTTCCCCGTACTGTCCGGATAATTACATCGTAGAATCAGCGTGGCGTATTGACCGCACGCACGATGACGGTACAGTAGAAGTAGGCCCCGTAGAGGGTGTACGGTATAACAGTCGCGCGCACTTTGAAGCTGCACCTGTATCAGAATGGCTCCCAATACCAGCTGACTGTTGGCTGATTGTGGCTCACAACGCCGCATATGAGATTAGCTGGTTCCTAACCTTTGCGCGCGCCGAGTTTGAGGCCTTCCTAAAGCGGGGAGGTCGCGTATTCTGTACGATGCATTCTGAGTACATCGCCTCGGACTTTCAGAGCATGTATCCGTCACTGGACGAGACGGCTCCTAAGTACGGCGGTACGCATAAAGTAGACGGCGTCAAGATTCTATGGGAGCAAGGTGTGTTAACCTCCCAAATTGACCCGATGCTGTTGCACGACTACCTGGTTAACGGGGATATCCCGAACACGGCCCTGTGCTTCTACGGCCAGTGCGCTACGTTCGCCCAGCGCAATCAGATGCAGTACGTGTGGGAGCGTATGGATGCCTTGCTGGCTTGGGCGTACTGCGAATGGTTCGGCCTGTTCGTTAATATGCCAATTGCTCGCAAGAACCAAGAGGAGCAGGGGCAGCGCATCCGTGAGATTAAGCAGGAGCTGCAGCAGTACATCCCGAAGGACCTACCGGAGACGCTGGATTTTAACTTCGGCTCGGACTTTCATATGTCCGCCCTGGTGTACGGCGGGCCTATCAAGTACCGCAAGAGGGTGCCATACGACCCGCCGCAGTACGTCAAGGCCGACTTCTATAAGTACGAGGACGAAGAGGGTGCGCACACCTATATACCTGTACACGACACGCACATGCAAGAACTTCAAACGGAAGGCGGATGGTGGCGTGTAGTGACATATCGTGCGGGTAAGAACAAGGGGCTCCCCAAAGTATTCCGCCTCGATACCGAGGAGGAGAAACTTAAATGGGAAGACGGCCTTTACTTCTGCCCTGGCCTAGTGAACATCCAAGAGCTTCCGGAAGTTATCCGGGAGAAGTGCGCAGAGCGCGGGGAGTTCCGACAGGCGCGCACCCTGCAGGATGGCACGCCAGTATACAGCACCAGCACGGATGCAATGGAGGCGCTGGCTCGCCAAGGGTTCGAATTCTGTAAGTTGGTGAACGAGCTGGGCGCTCTGGAGAAGGACACAGGAACCTACTACCTGAGAACGGAGTACAACGAAGATGGGTCAGTTAAGAAGCTGTCCGGGATGTTGCAATACGTTATCCCCCAATCCCCTGATGGAAGCGGTATTATCCACCACCGGCTCAATACATGCAGTACAGTCACTGGTAGACTCTCTGGCTCTAACCCCAACCTCCAGAATCTTCCTAGAGACGGAACTAGCCGAGTTAAACAAATGTTTACAAGCCGGTATGGAGCCAAAGGCCGTATCACAGAGGTTGACTACTCTGCTCTTGAGGTGGTTATGTCCTGTGTGCACACCGGAGACAGGAAGCTGCTGAGCCTGCTGCAGAATGGTACAGATATGCACTGCTACCGCTTAGCGTTCAAGGAGGGCAAGACCTACGAAGAGATGTACGACCTCTGCCACAACGCCGATGGGCCGGACTATAAGTACTGGAAGCAGCAGCGTACGGACATTAAGCCTCCGAGCTTTGCTGCACAGTACGGGGCTACGGCTAAAGGGATTGCGTTTGCTACGGGCTGTACAGTGGAGTATGCGCAGTCGTTCCTGGATAACGAGGCGAAGCTGTTTCCAGACACCATCGGCTTCCGCGCTGTTGTCAAGGAAGAGGTAGAGCGTACCGGTGCGGAGGGGCGCATGTACCGGGAGCAAGCCGATGACGGTAGTTACCGCATCTACCGCATTGGGACTTGGACCAGCCCAGCAGGTGCCCGCTACAGCTTCCGTCAGAAAGAGCAGTGGAAGGAAGTTGTGCCTGGGCAGCGTAAGCAGAAGGTAATGGACTACAAGGAAACTGAGATGGCGAACTACTGGTGCCAGGGGGAAGCGTTCTTCCTGATGGCAGTGGCGGCCGGTATGGTTCTGCGTGCACTTCTGGCCCGTGACTGGTTCGACAATCAGGTGTGCCTGATTACGAACGTACACGATGCATTGTATCTGGACAGCGCCAACCCGGAGGTTGGACGTGAGGCGAGCCTGCTGGTTAAGCAGTGCATGGAGGATGCACCTAAGCGTATCCACCAGCTCTGGCCCAACTACGGCATCATTGGTGAGGTGCCCTTCCCAGCGGAAGCTGAAATGGGTACGAGCATGTACAGTAAGGAGAAGGTAGAATGAATATTAAACCAGGCAGCATTGTGGAATTACTGGAACTTGGGCCTGAGCCACTTGGTCCAGAGTTACGGAAGTACTTCACACCCGGTTCACAGCACCGGGTTATCTCTTACTGTAAAGAAACTTGGGAGGTAGAACTGATAGACCCTACGAATGGCTCAGAAGAGCCTGGGGATGGTGTTACCTTCTTCCCGGGGGAGTACAAACTTATCGTGGAGTAGTGGTAGGTGTACCCTTGGGTGGTGTAGGGTGTTAGGGTATCATGGAAATACACTAGGGTCAACTAAATAATTAAATAAAATTATTTGTTGACTCTGGCTTGATTCTGTGATTCCCCGATAATTAATGTGATACGAGTAGGAACAACACAAGAGAGGCAACCTTGGCTAAAATTAGTTTGATTAAACTATTCACCAAAGAGCAGCACGAGGAAGTGCTGAGTTATTACAAAGACAACGCAGAGGCTGCTGCCGCCTATACGGATATGACGAACGGTAAATATCCCGTATCCCGCCAGCTTGTGCGCTACTGGCGCAGCATCTTCATGGATAACAAGGGCAGCAAGTCAAAGGCTAACAACGCCCTGATGCAGGCCCGAAAACTAATTCAACCTTCCCCAACGGATGATATTGGGGATACCTTTGTACCGGAAACATGTCGGCGTGTGCTTGTTATTGGGGACTTGCACGAGCCGTACACACATCCGGACGCGTATGACTTTTTACGCACTGTGCGGGATGAGTACTGCCCAGACATTGTGGTGCAGATAGGCGACGAGACGGATGGGCACGCTATTAGCTTTCACGATAGTAGTCCGGAGTTGGACAGCGCTGGGGTGGAATTAGAGAAGGCCAAGCTCGGCTTGGAGAAACTGCACGACCTGTTTCCTAACATGCTCCTGTGTGATTCTAATCACGGCTCCCTTGTCTACCGCCGGGCCAAGGCTCATGGACTCCCTGTACAGTTCATTAAGAAGTACCGGGACATCCTGTTCCCGGAGCACGGGGCACCGGGGTGGAGTTGGGGTGATGCTTGGGATTTGAATACTCCGCTGGGTACTGTGCGATTCCAACATCAAGTATCCGGGGACCTGCTGCTCAACGCAGCCCATGAACGTAAGTCCATGGTGATTGGACACTTCCATGGGAAGTTAGATATACAGTATGCCGCTAGCAGCACTGCCCTGTACTTTGGTGCACACTGCGGTTGTTTAATCGACAACAAGAGTCTGGCATTTGCTTACGGCAAGTTGTCAAGGAGCAAGCCGATTCTAGGGTGTATGGTGATTACAGATGGATGCCCGCAAATCATCCCCATGCTATTGGACGACACCGGCCGGTGGTGTTCTAGAGTACAACCCTGATACCGGAGAGTTTATATGGGTTAAAGTAGTTAGTAACCGTGCTAAGTTGGGAAGCACTGCTGGGCACGTAAGACCTGATGGGTACTTGGTCTTGCCGTGTGGGACCCGTGCTAATGTTGCAGCATGTAAGTTGTTGGGCCTGGATGTCCCTGATGGATATGTGGTGGACCACATTAACAGGGACACCCTGGACAACCGCGCCTGCAATCTTAGGGTTGTATCAAAGAAGGTTAACGCACACAACACAGGGCTCCGGGCCACCAACAAAACAGGCGCGCGCGGGGTTTCTTGGGACTCTAGCAGGGGCAAGTACAGGGCTGCTCTTATGGTGGACGGGAAGCAGTATAGTAGGCGCTTCGACAGCTTAGAGGCTGCCTCGGAGTGGTACCACAGTGTGGCCGAGAAACACGGGGTTAGGCAGTACCAGCAATCCGCGTAGGCACACTTAAACATTGTGTAGCAAATAGACTTGGAGATTATATGAAAATGGGAATCTTATCTGTACTGGGCCTTATCTTTGTAACCCTGAAACTGACTGGTGTTATCGCCTGGTCCTGGCTGTGGGTGCTGCTCCCGTTCTGGGGCCCTGTTGCTGTGTTTGTACTGTTTGGGATGCTCGTGGTACCGGTGTGCATTCTGCTTGGAATTGCCAAGGCAAAGCGAGAGTTAAATGAATGAAGAAAACTGGGACGTATAAAGCGCCCAACCTGCATCTGCACGTAAATATCATTTAAACTAAACGAGGACGTAATTGTATGACTATGAATGCACTGGACACTCTGAACTCCCTGGTAGCTGCTGCGATTGAAACGCAGGATGTTGATATGACGGAAACCGCACAGGGCGGTGCGTACGAAGACGTACTGCTTCCGAAGGGTGAATATTACGGTTACTTCACCGAGTACGTGGAAATCGGTAAGCGCCTGCCTACCAAGGGTGGTAAGCCTACCGGTAAGCCTGCAGTGGCTAACGTACGTATCGGCATTGTAGTGTTCGGCCCCAACGGCGAAGTGAAGCGTATCCGCCCGTACCCGATGGCTATCAGTAACTTTGAGCGAGCAGGCTTCAAGAAGTTCTTCGACAAGCTCAACTACGACAATAGCATCAAGCATGCAGCACAGCGTCTGGGCCAGGCCTTCACCTTCCCTATTGATGAGCACACCAGCGCCGCGGGCAAGAAGTCTAACATCGTGGACCTGTCTGGTATCCGCCCGATTCCGAAGTTCGACCCGAACACCGGCGAGCCTATCAAGATGCCTGCCCTGGATGCCTCTGAGATTAAGCTGTTCTTGTGGAACAACCCAACCAAAGAGACCTGGGATAGCCTTCACATCGAAGGCACCTTCGACGACGGTAAGAGCAAGAACTGGATTCAGGAGGACATGTATAAAGCTGTAGACTTCCCGGGCAGTGCTCTGGATATTATGCTGAACGCTGGCTCTGTTCCGAGTCCGGCAGCTATGCAGGCACCGGCTGCTCCGGCTGCTCCTGCGACCCCGGCGGCTCCCGCTGCACCGCAAGCACCGGCAGCCCCAGCTGCTCCAGTGGCTCCTGCGGCCCCTGTGGCGCCAGCAGCGCCCGCTGCGCCTCAAGCCTAATCAACCCTACTCCTAACTAATATGGCCCCGCCTAGGGGCCTTAGAGGAAGCCTATGAACATCATCAACATCCTTATCAAACTCCTGAGCGCAGCCTACACGGCCGAAGCTAAACGGGCCGATGCCAAAGCGCAGTTTAACGAGCAGCTGGCAGTTAAATTCGCAGACGACGCAGTGCGTCTGGCCGCTCAATCCGAGGCGCGCGTAGAAGCCTCCAAGCACAGCAAAGATGAAGCGGCGAAGCATGCTGAGCAGGCAGACAAACTGCGCGCTAAGCGCGATGAAGTGGCGAACTTCCTGGGGGCATAAATGCGCATAATCACATGGGCCAAAGAACAGTGCGCCGTGTTTCTGCTTCTGCGCGCACAGCGTTTACAGAAGCGAGCAAACGACTGGCACTGGGCGGCTAACTCTCACGCACACAGAGCAAGCCTTCTGGGCAACGAGATTAGCGCACACCGCTATCATCTGACTCGCCAGTGCGCCAAGTCTCGCCGCCGTGCATACACCTTGGGCGCAGAGGCTACGGCCACTGAGACCAAAGCCCACAATTTCATTTCAAAACACAAACTGAAAGGATTTGACTAATGGACCAAGTACTGGACGCATACAAGAATATGGCTATTGTAGTGAGTAATGCAGTACATGATGCCGCGGTGTATGGTGTACGTATCAACTGCCTGGACAGCGTTTATGCCACCCTAGAAAAGCTGGCGGCCCTGTACGGCGTGGACCTGGAGCTGGCCGCTACTGCCTTCCGAGAGCACAACGACCTGGCGGCACATGCCGATAAGTTACGTGGCGATGAGCTCGTGCTTATCCGTGTAGTGGGAACTCTCAGTATTGGCCTGGCTGAGATTGGTTCCTGTATTTACGATGCAGACCAGAGTCTGCGTACTCCGGAAGTAATCGGGGACATGCTCGGCACCGTGCTGGTGCTGTCTGAACTGGAGGGTAAACAATGCGTAAATTTATATCCTACGTAATCTTGTTACCTGCACTCACATTACTGGCAATTGGCTTGACGCTAATGGCGCTGGCGCTTAGTGCGGTAGGCGGCGCAAAGGGTGTGTCTGTGTTAACCCGTGCAATCCGTGCTTTTACCGCCAATTTGGAGGTCTGAGTATGAGCGTACGTGTAGAGGTTAGTGCTCCTGGACACAGCTTCATGCTCCCTAGCGCGGAGCGTGCCTGCAACCGATGGTATGTAATCATTACCCGGGAGGATGAGCCTTACACCCCGTATGTGGTGCGCTGGGCCGCTAAACCTACCCGCAAGCAGGTGAAGTTGGCAGCTAAATCAGTAGCTAGACTGGAGATTTAATGATGCTGTACGTATCTCGCGCAATTTACGTAGCTTTGATTCTCCCACTGATTCCGTTGGCGGGACTATGCTACCTGGGCGACAAGCTCAGCAAGGCAAAGTGGGCAGAGCGTTGGGTTAACTGGGCCGACAAGAAGGCCAGCGATATTACGGGGCGCTAATGATTATCAATGGGGTTGACTTGTCCCAGCTCGGGGAGCAGTTGGCTCCGCAGAACTCTGGGAAGATTCTGCTGTACGATGCGGATTTTGCAGTTTACAAAGCCGCCGCTACAGTAAAACGTTTGGACACTGCAATCCGCCGCTTCTATCAGCTGGTGCTTGAGGACATGTTCCTGGTAGGTTGCTCAGAAGCAGTGGCGTACCTGACGCCCGCTGGCTGTGCTAAGTGCCTGCGCTGGCACCTGCCTACGGCTAAGCCGTACCAGGGGCAGCGCGCTAATCGACAGGAGCTACCGCTCAAGGCGCCATTGAAGCGGCACCTAATTGAAAATCCAGACCAGTATTCTGAGCAGGGCATCCAGGTAGTCAGCAGTGACTACTTCGAGGCCGATGACCTGTTCGTGATGGACTCGTACGCCTTCGGAGACCGGGGAATCCTGATGTCCCAGGACAAGGATTCCTGGCTAAGCCCTATGGTCCGGTTCGATATCCCGACCGGAACCGTGTGGCCTGCCCTGGATAATCCATTCGGCTGGATTAGGTGGGATGATACCCAGGCTATGCCGGTGCGAGCACACGGCACCAAGTTCTTCTGGTGGCAGATGCTAGCAGGGGATGACGCAGATAACGTAAAAGGCATCACGTTGCTTGATGGGAAGCTCTGTGGGAAGCGAACGGCCTTTGATGCTATCTACCCTATTACCTCAGAGCAGGACGCCGCAGAATTCGTTGTGGCGGCATATGCTCGAAACAACCAAGACGTACTCGCAGAGGCGGAATGCCTGTGGCTGAGGCGCTCCCAATCAGATTCAGCGTATCTGTATCTGATGTCACTGTTGACTACTCCCAGTCTACGTGACTGGGTGCATTCGCTGCACGAGTACCATAAACAGCATATACAGTGGATACAGGAGCACCCAGACAATGGCGAAGATGTCTGCGAAGGAAATGAGCCTGCGGGCGATTGAGTTATACTACGAGGGGAAACACGATGAACTTGAAATTATTCTGGACGCGCTGCGTGAACGAGCACCCAAAACACATCGAAGAACGGTTGAGCATTTGGATTCTCTCATTCACGACAATGTTATGCTGGATGTAATTGGGGAGATTGAGTTATGGTAGTTGATGCACTTGGAAGGGTTGCTGAGATTGGGCAGCAAGTAGCTTTCGGAGAAGCAAACAAGGGCGCGCACCCACTGCGTATAGGCACTATTGTTAAGGTGTCAGATAAAACGGTTACAGTAGAGTACGAACGGGCTCCCGCTAGATGGGAGCGCCGGGATTTAGGTATGATAAAGGACACGGCCAGGCGCAGTTCCGGGGCGTTTGTGCAGGTGTCAGTATGAGCCTGCGTAAGATTACACGTGCCCAGATTCGCTCTGTGGCTATTAAGCTTGCCAAAGACCAGGGAGGTATCTGCCTCCTTTGTGGCAAACCTTTGGACTTCACAATCAAGGGGGTAACTGGTGATTCTGTTGTCGTTGACCACGATCATATTACTGGGCGTATTCGGGGTGCTCTTCATCGCTCGTGCAATGGAGGGGAAGGCAAAGTGGCATCTGCCGCTGGGCGCTGGATTGTTGGTAGCATGCAATCTTCTGGGGCTATTGCTGAATCTCTACGTAGGGTCGCCGATTACTTAGACCGTGAGCCCACGGATATGCTATACTATACGCACAAGACGCCGGAAGAATTGGCGCAGGCGCAGAAGCTCAAGGCCCGCAAGGCCCGGGCACGACGCAAAGCACGGGAGACTATTAAATGAAGACAGTAATCTTTGATTTGGACGGCACACTCGCTGATGGCGCACACCGCTTGCACTTGCTACCTACTGTGGATTTGCATCTGACCGACAGCTGGAATGAATTCAACCGGGCCTCTAAGGATGACAGTCCTATCCATAGCACTATTGAGGTGTGCAACATCATGGTGCGAGCAGGGTTGCGGGTTATTATCTTGACGGGGCGCTCGGATATAGTAAGAGCGGAAACAGAGGCCTGGCTGGAGCGGAACTTCGTTATGTACTCAGAGCTGGTTATGCGGCCGCACAGCGACAACCGAAAGGATATCATTATCAAAGAGGAGTTCCTGCGCAACCAAGTAGGGTTAGAAAACATTGTGGCGGCTTGGGATGACAGTCCCGCAGTGATTGAGCATTTCCGCGGACTGGGTATTACCACTTACGCTGTATGCGACTATGGTGCAGCAGCACATCGAACAGACTTAAAATCCCACGGGGTGGAGGAATTAGCATGAGTGCAGTAGGTACAGGCATGAAGTATGACGCAGGCAAACCTCGAATGGACTTGCTACTGGACGGGTGCCCGAATGCGTTGCTGCGTATCAGTGATGTGCTGACCTTCGGGGCCCAGAAGTATGCGGCACACAGTTGGCACACGGTAGCCGAAGGTAAGGCCCGATACAAGGCCGCACTACTGCGGCACCTAACAGCACACGCTCTGGGAGAAACGCTGGACTCGGAGAGCGGTTTACCGCACCTGGCGCACGCCGCTTGCTGTGCGTTATTTATTCTAGAACTGGAGCAGATGGATAGTGCGGCCAAGTGAGTGGTGCCACATGATGTGGCAGAAAGCAGTAGAACGGGGCGACGAACGCTCCGCTAAAAACTATCTGGAGATGTATAATCTCTGGGTAAGTCGCAATCAGTAGTTAGAAGTACCGGACATAACCAAGGAGACTAAGCGCCTATGATTAGCGCCCTGAATACGGTTGTAGTACCAGAGGAAGCACTAGTGAAACGCCAGCTGGAGCTTGAAGAGACCTATAAGATTCGCGGAATCGAGCGGGCACGTAAGCTGATTACGGACGCATTGCAGAACGGTGGGATTATGAACCTGCCGATGACGCAGCGTATGCTCACCTCAGCATACGAGGTGGCTGCCGCCGCTATCGATGAGATGCGAAATGTCAAAGCTCCGGGTATTGGTGGGAAGTACCGCCGGTTCTTGCGCTTAGTCCCTTTGGATGTCCTGACCACCCTGAGCCTGTGCACAATGTTTGAGGCGTTCAGCGTCGCCCCAGGCGAGTCCGCTAGTCGCCGCCAGACTGCACAAGCAGTAATGTCCGCATTGGGTAGGAACGTGCAGTCAGAGCTACTGGCTCTGCAGTTACGTAACGTAGCCCCTGCGTACATGGACCGTGTGTACGAGTACCTCACTGAGCGCCGTACGAAGTCCCCCTCGCACATCCTGCGTACGCTCCGTGCCAGTGCCGAGAACGTGCACTATGGGCACGAGCCTTGGACCAATGCCCAGAACATATCCGTAGGGCGTCTGCTGTGTGCTGCGGTGTTTGAGACGGGCCTGTTCCAGTGGAAGACAGGTAGCGGGAACCTGAGCATGCTCTACCCGGCCGATGACGTTATGGAGGCCTTCCAGAAACTGGTGGAATCTGCCGACACTGTAACGATGAAGCCGCCTATGCTGGTCCCCCCGGTGCAGCACACCACTATGTGGGATGGTGGGTACCTTACCCCTATCGACAACCGCGGGACATATCATAACTCACACATCGACCGCGCGCGTCTCCGCGAAGTAGCAGAAGCATTCAAGTCCGCGGACGGCATCAAAAAGGCGCTTAATAAGGCGCAGGAAACCCCATACCGCATTAATAAGCGCATACTGGAACTGGTGCAAGAAGCACGGGCCCTGGGTATTGGGATAGGTATGCCCCGCTCAATACCAGAGCCGAAGCCGGAGTGGTACTTGGATGGCGTACCAAAAGAGAACTACACCGAAGAAGAACTGGACCGCTTCGGTGAGTGGAAGACGCGTATGTCTCTGTGGTACAGTGCTGACCGTAAGCGTGTGTCGCAACTACGCAGCCTTCTGACTACGTTGGAGATGGCAGAGGAATTCAAAGATGAGAAAGCCCTGTACTTCCCGACTTGTGTGGACTGGCGCTACCGCCTGTACTTCAAGTCCTCGTTGCACCCGCAGGGTTCTGATTTGCAGAAGGCTCTGCTGGAATTCGGTAGAGGTAAACCTCTTGGAGAGAGAGGGTTGTTCTGGCTCAAAGTGCACGTCGCCACTTGCTTTGGTTATGACAAAACCCTATTCGAAGACCGCGCAGATTGGGTTGATAAAAATATGGCAGTTGTCCGCTCAGTTGCAGAGAATCCATTTGATTCGGACGCTTTTAAGCAGGCCGATTCACCGTGGTGTTTCTTGGCAGCGGTGCTCGACCTGGTGGCTGCTCTGGATTCTCCGTGCCCAGAAGAGTACATATCCAGAACTCCGGTTGCTATGGACGCTACGAACTCAGGTGGACAGCACCTCTCAGCGCTCCTGAGGGACCCTGTAGGCGGTCGTCTGACGAACCTGTACTGGGAAGGTAACGACAAGAAAGCGGACCTGTACATGGACGTGAAGCGCCGCACGGATGAGAAGGTGATACTGGACCTGGACAAGGAGGATTTCGTTATCCAGAGCACGTACTGGAGAGAGAACGAAATCACCCGCAGCATGACCAAGCGCCCCAGCATGACCTACTTCTACAGCGCCACGGTGCGTAGCTGCAGCGACTACATCTTTGAAGGCGCCTGCGCTGAGGGGTACGAGGGCACCGAGACTAATAGTCTATGGAACCTGTCGTGCTATCTGGCGCCGCGTATGCGTACCGCTATCGAGGAGGCAAACCCCGCTGCTGCGGCAGTTATGGGGTACTTGCAGAACCTCGCTAGACGTGTACCGGCAAGTCAGCACCTGCAGTGGTATACGCCGCTGGGTGGGCTCGTAATGAACCGTTACACGCAGCGTGAAGAAGTGCGCGTACGTATTGACTGCATGAACCTGTCAGCGGTGCTGGTACACAACCGGGACTTCAAAACTTGCAACAAGCGCAAGGCAGCCTCCGGGATTGCTCCGAACTTTGTGCATAGCCTGGACAGTACGCACTTGATGATGGTGCTCTGTGCTGCGGAGGGGTTGGACATTGTGCCTATTCACGACTCGCTGGCTACTCACGCAGCTGACGTTGACGCCATGCATAGGCACATCCGTGAGCAGTTTGTGCGTCTGTATGAAGAGAATGACCTGCTTGGCGACATTACTCGAGCGGCGGCAGCAGCCGGGGCAGACTTGACGGACCTGAACATGCCGGAGGCGGGCACTTTGGACATCCGGCAAGTGCTAGAATCCCCGTTCTTCTTCTGCTAAAAATTTAATGTTACAGGAGTAGGAATGAAGTTAAAACACACTAGTAAAACTTCCGACTACACTCTCAAGGTTTTGTATAAATCTGACGACGTTACAGACGCAGTGAAGCAACTGCACGAACTGGGCCACGGCATTAGTCGGGGCCTGGCTCCAGAGCAGCACTACTGGAGGGTGCTAGGAAGTATACTGGGTAAACAGTATATACTAGGAGTCTATGACTCCCAAGGCGACTTAGTCGGTGCTGTCAGCTACTACCCAGAGGCTGTAGAGGACTGTCATTACGTAGAGCCTGTGCTGTATACAGACTTCTTCGTATTGAAACCGGACAACGGCGCGGCAGTGTCTGTGATTATGCAGGGCCTGCACGCAATAGCCAAGTGCATGCGCGCTGGGCGTATCGCCATTAGCCGGAGCACGTCTAGTAACACGTACAAAACAACTTATCATTTAGTGAGGTCAGAATGAGTGGTGGTTTAGGTAAACTGTTAGGCAAGGCCACGGATATGCTCGGCCTTACTGACAACGCAGGATTAGAGGCGCAGCAGCGCTTGGCAGAGCAACAGGCCAGCGCAGCGAAACAACAGGCTGCCCTAGAGGCTAATAGCGCCGCAGATAACATTGCTGAGATTGACCCCGCAGGGGCTGCCTCTGCATCTGCAGATGCAATTACGTCTGAGCAGAAGAAACGGCGACAAGCAGGGCAGAGCAATCCTCTGGGCCTGTAAGGGGGTAGCTTGGAACAAAAAGCAACATTAGCAGAACTCTTTAAGAAGGACCAGGATGCAGGAGTCTTGGATGCCTCTGAGAAGTTCGCGCAGTGGACGCTCAGCACTATCTTTACCAGGGACGATTCCCTGGACGGTAGACGCAGACCACTGGAGCGTGACTACCAGAGCACCGGGGCACAGCTGGTCAACACTGCAGCCACTAAGATTGTAGGGACCCTGTTCCCACAAGGCACTAGCTTCTTCCGGTTCTCCAAGAGTTCGGACCTGGACGAGTTCATTAGTTCGCTTGGCAGTGCAGCTACAGCAGAATCTAAGCTGGCTGAGGTCGAGAACACAGCGTCACAGAAAGTATTTGAGAAAGACGGTTATGCTGCGAAGTTGCAGGCTGTGAAGCTGCTGCTGGTTACAGGTAACGCGTTGGAGTATATTGATGAGCGGACAGGTAAATCCATCGTCTACTCAGTCCGTAACTTTACCGTTCGAAGGGATGGCAGCGGGAACGTCCTGCGACTCATTATCAGAGAGCGCGCAAGCGTCCAGGATCTGCCAGAAGATTTCCGCGGCACCTTCTACCGTGACAAAGACCCATACGGCGACGTTGATATCTACACTGCCGCTTGTCGCAAAGTTAGGCGGACAGAGGAAGGCGTAGAGGTAGTAAGCTACGAGGTGTACCAAGAAGCAGACGGACACCGTATCGGGGATAGCAGCACCTATCCGGAGCTGGAACTCCCTTACAACGTGCTGGTGTGGAACCTTGTTAGTGGTGAGCACTATGGGCGCGGCTTGGTAGAGGACTACGCGGGAGACTTTGCCAGATTATCGGTACTGTCGGAAGCATTAACCAACTACGAGGTCGAAGCCTCTAGGTTAATTCCACTAGTAGATACTAGCTCCGGCCTGGATGTGGACGAGTTCTCTACGGCTGAGGTTGGTGAGGCTGTACAGGTGGGTGGAGGCGGTTCCAACGGAAACACTAAGTCTCCTGTCACTGCTTATGAGGGCGGCTCTGCCCAGAAGATTCAGTGGATTGCCAGCAACATTCAGATGCTCGAACAGAAACTGTCACGTGCGTTCATGTACACGGGCAACTCCCGGCAGGGTGAGCGTGTCACGGCCTACGAGATTCGCCAGAACGCCAAAGAGGCGGAAGCTGCTATGGGTGGCGGGTTCAGTATCCTGAGCGACACCTGGCTGCGTAAGCTGGCGTACCTGTACACTGCACTGGTGTATCCTCGCTTTAAGCTGTACCTCAGCGAAGGTGTAGTGAGCATCAACGTTACGGTGGGTACTTCTGCACTGGCTAAAGCTGCTGCGGCTGATAAGCTGTTAGAGGCGGCACAGTCCATGCAGCTGGCTATCCCAGTGCTTGAGCAGATTACTCCGCGCTTCAACAAAGATGCGTGCGTAGACTGGTACTTCGACGCCTACGGTATCGTTAGTGAGCCGTTCATGTACACCGAAGAGCAGCTGCAGCAGAAGCAACAGGTTCAGGATGCGTCTGCCGATACATCCGCAGGTCTAGCACAGGACCAACTCCAGGGCTTGACCGCAGCAGACCCGACAGTAGCAGGTAAGCAACTGGGCTTATTACCAAGTTAACAACAGAGGCATAGATGGATAACGTAGAAAACGGTCAGAACGTAGAAACTACACAGGTAGAGAACCAAGGCGGCCCTAAGATTCCGGGCCTAGGTGCCCCCCTTAACGCCCCGAACAATCAAGGCGTACAGGATGCACAGACCCCTACCCAGCAGCAACAGGGCAAAGATTCCCCTGACCCTGCTAAGATTCCTCTGGATATCGAAGCCCTAAAAGCGGCCCTGGATAAGGGTGGCGATAGCACTAAGGAGCAGCCCCAGGAGCTGGCTCAGACAGGCAATCCGACTATTGACGCCGGGGTAGCCATGCTGCAGAAAGTGTCTGGGTTAACTGACTCTGATATGGTGCGGGCACTTGGTAAGGCCCTGGAGTATCAGGACCCTAACCTAATCGATACGGCCTTCATTAAGGAACGTTTCGGCGAGCACGCTGCTTATGCAGAGCTGTTGGCTAAGGCGTACCTGGAAGACCAGGTTGGTCAAGCCACCAAGGCAGTGCAGGAAGCCTACGATATTGTGGGTGGGAAGGAGAACTGGGAGGTAGCAGCACAGCTGTTTAATTCCAAGGCCCCTGAACCTCTGCGTAACGCAGCTCGTGTACTCGCTAATGTAGGTGAGCTTAAGCAGGCTGCTGAGTTGGTGGCAGGCTTCTGCCGGGATATGGGTCTTATCAAGACACAGAACCCAATGGTACGCGGCGTAGCCAGCAACAACGCATTATCTGCTGCGGACTTCCGTGCAGAATATACCAAACTCCGTCAGGAAGCGGGCAACCGTAGCTTGGCATCTCCACAGTTCAGTCAACGTTATAACGATTTGCTCGCACGCCGTGAGGCTGGTAAGCGCGTAGGTCTTTAATCTAATTTAAAAGGAAAAGTAAGATATGGCAGATACTATCTATAAAAGCAACCTGACTCGTCCGCACTGGGGTGGCGCGGCGTCTGACGTCGATATTCACCTGGAAGTGTACCAGAACGAAGTGGATACCCGCTTCCAGTACCAAGCTCTGTTCCTGGGCCTATCCAGCCAGCGCTCTATCAGCGGTTCCAACACCTACCGTATTGACCGCCTGAACACCTCTTCGGTGAAGGGTCGTCGCTCCGGTGAAGCGCTGGATAGCACCCCGGTTCGTAACGATAAGATGATTATCGTGGTGGATACGGTGCTGTATATCCGTAACCCGATTGACTACCAGGATGACTGGACCGGCCCGGACTTCCTGACCGAGATGGGCCAGAACAACGGCTCTGAGTTCGCAGAGACCTTCGACCAGGCGCACCTGATTCAGCTCATCAAGGGCCGCTCCTGGGTTGCACCGGCGCACCTGAAACCGGCGTTCAACGACGGTATCGAGGTAGGCGCGGCCGTCCTAGTTCCGGGTACCACTACCGCCTCGCAGCTGACCCAGGCTGAGATGGAGGCTAACGCCATGAACATCAACCTGGCGCACAAGGCTGGTATTGATGAACTCATCAAGCGCAAGACCCCGCTGGCGGATATGGTTACTCTGGTGGATGTCGATACGTACTCGCGCCTGCTGGAGCATCCGAAGCTCCTGAACCTGGACTTTGGTGTATCCAACAACGACGGTTACAAAGACCGTCGTGTAGTGAAGATGAACGGTGTGCCTGTAGTCGAGTGCACCGAGTTCCCGACCGCTGCTGGTACGCACCCGCTGGGCTCTGCTTACACTGTCACCTCTGACGATGCGCTGTGCCGTATGGTGACTTTCAGCAAGTCCAAGACCCTGGTGACTGTCGAAGCTAAGCCGTTCACCTCCCGTATCTGGGACGATGAGCGCGAGTTCAGCAACGTGCTGGACTGCTACGCGATGTACAACATCGGCCTGCGTCGTCCGGACACCGCGGCGGTGACCAAGTTCACCTTCACCACCAAGCCCTAATTGGAGGTTCAATGGCAGTAATTGCTACGTTCGGTCTGGAGACTCTCCAGGCCAATGCAGCTCAGCGGGAGGCGGTTAAGGCCGCCACCGATGTAGCGAAGAACATCCAGGTGGCTTCGGTTGAATCTGGCCGCAAGGCTACCAAGAAAACCCGTAAGGCGGCTGACGTAGCCGCTGACACTACGGAACGGTAATACGCGCCCCTGGTGCCTTCGGGTGCCAGGGGCTTTTTTTTTTGTCCCTGTCTTAAGGGTCCTAGGGGTCTTTAATAGAGGAACAAATATGAGAGAACTCGATGCTATTAACTTAACGCTGGAAGCCCTGGGGGAGTCTCGCGTTATGGACATCAACACCAGCAATCCCAGTGCGGGGTTAGCTCGCTCTGCGCTTGCTCGCAACCGTCGTGGGCTGCTCAGCACAGGCTTCTGGTTTAACGTGGTGGAGCGTGAAGTTACGCCTACTACTGACGGTTTTATTAAAGTACCGTGGAACCAGCTGGCCGTATATGATGCTGGCTCTGACTCCAAGTACGGGGTACGTGATGGGAACCTGTACGACCTGATGGAGCAGAACCAATACTTCGACAGTGCCGTCAATCTAAAAATAGTCCTGGACTTGGACTTTGAGGACCTGCCGGAACATGCAGCTATGTGGGTGGCTAACTACACCGCTGCACAGGTATATCTCAACGACCTGGGCGGAGACAGCAACTACACTAATTACGCACAGGAAGCTGAGCGTTACAAGAGCATGGTGCTGCGCGAGCATCTGCGCAATCAGAAGTTCAGCACCAGCAAGACCCGTTTTGCACGCAGAATCCGCCGTGCTCGATTTATGGTTTAAGGGGAGTATATGGCACAAACACCTACACATGCTCTAGAGGGTACTATCCAGAGTCTGCTGCAGGGCGTCTCCCAGCAGGTTCCAAGAGAGCGCCAGCCCGGGCAACTGGGGGCGCAGCTGAATATGCTCAGCGACCCGGTTTCCGGTATCCGCCGTAGGCCTCCTGGCGAGATTGTCTGGGAGAGTACGATTGATAATCCGAGGCTTGATTCCCTGTTCACTGAATACGTAGAGCGCGGCACTGACGGTAGGCACCTACTGATTAACACCAGCAACGGTAACTGGTGGTTGTTGGCTAAGAATGGGAAGACCATCCTTAACTCCGGCAATGACCTCTACTTTATTACCACCGTAGGCCAGACCTCCTTGCAGACCGCAAGTATTGCTGGGTTGACTTATATCCTGAACACCGAGATGGCTCCGAACACAACCGTGGACAACACTGGGCGTATTGACCCCAGCACCACTGGGTTCTTCTACGTTAAGTCTGCAGCATTCCAGAAACGCTGGAACGTCACCGTTACCTCTGCCGGGGTGGATTACTCCGGGGACTACACTGCACCGGCTGCCGGTAGCACCAGCGGCAACGCTGAGGAGGTATCTGGCATCTACGTGGCTCAGCAACTGCGCGACTCTCTTGTGGCAAATGGATTGCCAGCTGGGAACGTGAGCGTACGTGGCGCGTACCTGTTCTTCTATGGGTTAAGCAACTGTGTGGTATCCTCTGACGCTGGCGATACTTACGCTGGGGTTTCTAACCAGTCTCGCGTAGACCAGGAACAGGACCTGCCTGCACAACTCCCCGCAGAAGCCGATGGGGCAATGTGCCGTGTAGGTACAGCCTCGTCTGAGACAGCGTGGTATCAGTTCAGCTACAGTACCCGCACCTGGTCTGAGGTGGGGGCGTACGGCAGCATCACCAAGATTACGAACATGCCAAGAGAGCTCGCCGCGGATGACAACATCATTGCGCGGGATTGGGAGGGGCGCTTAGCGGGCAACGACGATAATAACAGTAATCCTGGTTTCGTCGAGAATGGTTATATCACGGGCATCGCAGCTTTCCAGGGGCGCCTGGTTCTGCTTAGCGGCAGCTCTGTGGATATGTCCGCTTCGGGCCTGTATCAGCGCTTCTACCGCTCCACTGTGACATCGCTGCTGGATACGGACCGTATCAGTATTAGCTCTGCGTCTGCGCAGGATTCTGTGTACCGTACCGCTGTACAGTTTAACCGGGACCTGGTCCTATTTGCTAACAGCATGCAGGCGGTTGTGCCGGGTTCGGCAGTACTTACGCCAACTAACGCAAGCATTAGTATTACCAGCACCTATGATTGTGACAGCCGTGTTACCCCGGTAATGGCGGGGCAGACCGTAATCTACCCGAACAAGCGCAACGACAGCTACGCGGGTATCCTGGAGCTAATCCCATCACCGTACACCGCTGCGCAGTACACTACGCAGGATGCCACAGTGCACCTACCTCGGTATATCCCAGGCAGGGTATTGCAGATGCAAAACTCCAGCGTCACCAATATGGCCTTCTCGCGCATGTCTGGGGAGCGTAATAGCCTGCTGGTATACGAGTTCATGTGGGGCGGAAGCGACGGCGCTAAGATGCAGGCGGCGTGGCATAAGTGGTCGTTCCCGTACCCAATCCTGAGCGTACAGGCGCTGGAGGATGAGGTGTTCTTGTACATGCAAGGACCCAGTCCTAGCAACAAGCTTTTGATTGTGTCTATGGACCCGCGTGAAGGCTATCAGTTGGGTATGGAGTACCGCGAGGCATACTCGGATTTGCAGAAGCAAGTTCAAGTACAGGGCGGGGTGTTCACTGTTCCGGCAGTACTGCGCCCAGTTGGGTGGGCTGACCGTTACAAGGAAGAGCTTATCTTAACGTACCTGCCAAGCAGCTCTATGGGACCCACTGAGGTTGGCATCAAGGAGATTGCCGGGGAGAACACCCTACGGGTTGTGCGCGGCGTACCAGATGGCATCTACGTAATCGGGAGACGTTACCGCAGTACGTTCACGCTAACTACACCTATTCTGCGGGACCAGAATGACAAGCTCGTGGGAAGCGGGCATGTGCGCCTGCTGCGCCTGGATGTAGCGGTGCGTAACTCTGGGCACTTCGATGTACAGGTACTAGATACCCCGCGGGACGTCAACTGGGGTGGGGAGCTAACTGGTATCCTGATGAACTCAAAGGAGCTGATGCTCGGGCAGACCCTGCGTATGGACCTGGCTACGATTACCGTGCCGTGCCGTACTAACGCAGACACCACAGAGGTGACACTGTTTACTGAGGGTTCTATGGAACTGAACGTGCTGGATATCTCGTATATCCTGCGCTACAACCAACGCAGACGGAGAATTTAATATGAGTATGTGGTGGGCAGCCGCCGCCCTAGCAGGCTCTAAACTGCTGGGTTCTGGGGCGCAGATTGAGGTATCCAAGGCACGGAACAAGGCCGTAATCCAGCAGACCGCTAAGCAGCTCAATGATATTGCGCTGCAACGCGCCCAGTCCAGGGACCGGACTGAGGTGTCGCTGTTTAACATCCAGCAGCAGAAGCTGCAGGCCCAGAGTCAAGTAGGACTACAGGCTGCGTCTTCCGGGACTATGGGGGCATCAGTTAAAGATGCCGTAGCCACCGTTAACACGGTAGCGGGACGTCAGGAGGCCAGCGTACGAGACCAGCAGGCAACTCAGGAAGAGGGCTTCCGCATGCTGGTAGACAAGACCGTTGATTCCGGCCTAGCTAACATGGACATGGAGAGCGGCTACGATAAGATGTTTAACGCTGCGTTGAGTTTTGGTGGGCAGATACTCGGGCAATATGTGGGTAATAAGCTATCAGAAACTACACCAGAACCTAGTGCCTCCAATAGTGCCTCTGCAGGAAGCGGTGCGATGGCTGCGCAAAATGCAGCGTCCTCGTACGACCTGTGGGGCAGCAAGGGTGGTGGCAAGGTTCATACCTGGTAAACAGAGAGGGAAGTAAATGCCTATAATTCAACCCACCCGGCAGGGTCTTAATATTGGGGGAGTACAACTCCAATCCAATGAGGTACAACTACCCTCTTCTGCCGGTGAAGTAGCAGTAGATACAAGCAAGGCCAACCGATTAGCAGCACTGTCCGGATTCGTACAGGACTTCGGCGTAGGGTTTGACGAAGCAGTAAAAGAAAACGCTGCGGCCGCCACTGTACGCGGAGCTATGGATGCCCAAGGTACGGTAGATGCAATGGCCTCAAAGGACGAGGCCGTACAGAAGCAGAACATCTTCGTACGAGAAGCCTACAAGGATGGCTACGTATCCGCCGCTGCGTACGACTCTCTAGCCAAGTGGCGCACAGACAGCATCGCACGAGCTAAAAAAGCTGCCGAGTCCGGGCTGACTGACGAGGAGTTCCAGCAGCAGGAGCAAGAGCACGTCCAGTCGATGTCGGATAAGCTGGGTATGTATCTACCGGATATGTCCAAGCAGTCCGCTACGACTATACTGCAACAGCTCCGTGCAACTAGCATGGCTAACTACACAGCCTTCCAGAAAGGGCGCGCTGCGTTTGCTCTAGCTCAGGCTGACCGAGCCCTTGACCGTGGCCTAAGCTCGTCCAGTGATGAGTTCTATCAGCGCCTACAAGCAGGACAGGGTGCCGCTGCGCAGATGTCTATCAAGACCGGTTTAGACAGCATACTGGCCGCTGAGCACCTGGACAAGAGCAAGAAGCTGGACCGGGCCAAGCAGTATCTGGTCAGCGTAGCACAGCAGACTCAGGACCCGCTGGTAATCAACCAGTTGCAAGAGCTAGCTACCAAGGAACTCGGAGTTAACTCCGTGGACGTCAACGCGGCTCTGTATCAGGAGTTCAAGCGCGCGGGTGCTCAGATTGAGACCCAGGCCCGTTTTGAAATCTCTGACGCAATCTCTTCCTTAGAGGGTCAGACTCCTGAGCAGCAAGAACAGACGATGGCGCGTATTCGTAGTCGAGTCATTGAACTGTCGGCGTCGGACGTGCTTAGCGCTGGAACCAGCATGGAGTTCTGGAACAAGGCCCAGACTATTCGTGAGAAGGCAGCGGACACTCAGGCATTGCGCACAGCAATTACAGGGAACATGCCAAGCTCCACCCTGGCGGGGATGTACAAAGGGGACCTTGGTAAGGCTCGCAATGAGCTGCTCAAGAGCTTTCCGGACACCCCGGAAGGGAACTTGCAGCTGCTGGCATACGGAAGCAACAGCAAGGATGCGTGGGCCGTCAACGAGGCGCACAAGCGTATGTCTTCTGACATGGCACGTACACTGACTACGCTGGACCAGCTCGGTGAGGACGGTGAGGTTTCCCGTGAGAACGTCAGCAGTATTAACTTGTGGGCACAGGCTTATAGCACCAGTACTGACTTAGGTAAGATGGCACTGCTGTCTGAGGTCCCATCCGAGTGGCAGGGGGTGGTGCAGAAAGCCATTGCACAAAACCCGAGTAACGCTAGCGACACTATCTTGGACGACCTGCGCCGCCAGGCGCGTAACAAGGCCAGTGGGCGCTACAGCAATATCCAGAGTAACCCCACGGACAAGATGGTGGACCCTAGCGGTACCAGCAACTGGTTCAGTTTCTTTGGTGATGCCGACGCTCAGCGCCAGGAAGCGCGCGCTGCTATGGAGGAAGAGTACCGTTACACGTACAGCCGCAACCCAGAATCTCTGGTGGGTAAAGATGCCGAGGACATCAACACGATGCTCAAGGGTAACATCCAAGCCCGTAAGCTGGAGCTGGAAATTGCCGGTACACCGAGGCACGTGTATCTGCCTGCAGGGACCTCTCTGCAGTCTATCATGGGCGACTACAAGGGCGACCAGGAGCAGTTCAAGGCTACGCTGCAACAGCAGATTCAAAACCAAGTCCAGGCTATTACCGACCCCAGCAATATGGAGCGTGCAGTAATCCAGGCAGCCACAGCGGGCAACGCAGGTCAGAACATGACCGTAACCGTGTTCGACAAGAAGGGAACATTCCAGACTATGTCTGTGAACCTTCGCGACGTTCAGGCTACTGCGCAGGCTGCGTATGATTCAGCGCTGGCTGGAGAAATGAAGATTGGCAGCGAGCAAGTAGGCGTACGTCCCGCCACCTTCTACGACCACGACAATGGACGTGCTGTTAGCGTACAGGTCAATGGCCGTAACTCGGTTGGGTTGGAACCGTCGCTGTTCAGTGACATCCTCGCCACCACTATGAAGTTCGAAGGGTTCCGAGAAGGCAAGGGCAAGGGTAGCGTAGGCTTCGGTCTGCACGCCAACTCAGGCATGCCTGTCCCTCAGAAAGTGACCATTGACGACGGTATTAGTATCCTCAAATCCTCCCTGGAGAAGCAGTACGTCCCGAACGTGCAGAAGCAGCTCAAGGGTCAGGGTTTGAATGCCTCCGACGAGGCGTTAAAGGTTATGGTGGACCTGAACTATCACGGTGGTAACGGCAGCTCTGGTCCCGTAGCAGAGGCGATGGCACAGGTGCGCAAGGCTGCTAAGTCCCCAGTGGGGGCGTATCAGTACCCTGTATCTGAGGCCCAGGGTAGGGCTTGGCAAACGCTGCGTAATACTCCAGCGTACAAGCAGGCCCAACCTGAGCGTAAGAAGTACCTGGAACAAAACCTACGTGATTGGCTCTTTGAGGCAACGCACTAACTAGAGGCCCTTCGGGGCCTCCCCTTATCAAAATTCTTTTAGGAGATATTATGGCTCAGTTTCTGAACCAAGAACCGAATCCACAGGAAAAGGATTCTGCTAAGGGCGCAACACTTAAACCTGCGCCTGAGCGCGTAGATTGGAATGATGCCGGAGACAACGGCTTAAACGCACTGGAGCGTGCCTCCTTACTGGCGCAGGCCAAGACTCCAGCTACTACAGCCGCAGAGAGCTTTGCATCGGGTATGGGCAACAGCATCATCGCCGCAGCTATCCGCAAAGCCTCTGCCCCAGCATTTGACCGGGACCAGAACTTTAACGCCAAGCAGACCCTGAGCAGCGATACCCGGGCTAAGCTGTACGCCCCAAATAAGGAAGAGATCGAGTACCTGCACGACTCGGTATCAGTCGAGGACTATAACTACCGTATGCAGCAGATGCTCGAGCAGCGTGACCGTGACCGCTTAATGGCTGACAACACAGTAGCTGGGTTCGCGGGTATGTTGGTAGGTGACTCCCCGTTTATCCTGGCCCCGATGTCTGCTGCTGGTATTGCTGGCCGCGCAGGCTTAGCTGCACGGACTGCTATTCGTGCTGCTGACGTAGGCTCCGCACTCTATGCACAGGACCAACTAGGTCAGTCCGCTGCGGTAACTGCACTGGTAGCAGGCGTAGCCGGGTTGGACCAGCTCTGGGATATGTCTAGGGCTGCTAAAGCTGCTGCTAAGGCTCGTACTGGGCGTGAGCCTATGTTCGACCCAGAAGCGCCTACAACTCGTACAGCGAGGGACGCTAATGTTACAGGAGTAGGAGAGGGAGAGGAAATTCTCACTAAGACACTGGATGAAAGCATCCAAGTATCGAGAAACAATACCGCCTCCGTGAACATGAAAGCACAGCACGTAGTTCAGTTCTTGAAGAAGTCTGAACACTTAACGGCAGGTCAGAAGGCTATTCTGGACACGCTGGGTGATGCTGTAAACGGCATTGATTTTAAACTAGTAGCAGGCTCCGCAAACCGCAGCCGCTACACTTATGCACAACAAGATTTAGCTAAGCGGGGAGAGATATCTCTGCGCGCACCTAAGCAAGCTAACGGCAGCACCTGGACTACAGTCGGTGATGTGCTGCGCGCTATGGATGCGGATACAAGCAAGGTGGCCGTGCACGAACTGATTCATGCCGCTACTGCGCGCGCCATTGACAGCAATCCCGAGATTGTTAAACGCCTTGAGGAAGTGCGCGCTGTTATTGCAGCTGACTCCACCCTGACACCGCGTATGCGGTATTACGCAAGTAATGTGCATGAGATGCTGGCAGGCTTAGGCGACAGCCCTGAGTGGGTTGAGCACCTGGCACGTACGCAGTCTCCCACCGGTAAGAGCATGCTCCGCCAACTGGGTGAGTACATCATGAATGCTCTGGGCATCAAGGCTAAAGGCTCAGCCTTGGAGGATGTCCTGGACGCGTATGAAGACGCCGTTAAGTGGACAGCTAAGGATTATGCAGACCAAGCCCAGAGCTTCCGTAGTGAAGCCTTCCAGGACCTGGCGGGCAGCGCCACTCTCAACGAGGCTAAGGGTGCCCAAGCTATGCTGGATGGAGCTAAGAAGAAGCTCTCCGCTATGTTTGCCCTGTACGATAATATCGCCCAAGGCAACGAAGACTTGGCTAAACTGCTAGTGTCGGATGCGTCCGCAGTAGGCGGCCGCCGCCCATCAGTGGTAGACTACAAGCGCAACCTCACTTTGGAGATGGATGCCCGCGCCAGCGTAGTGGAAGATGCTATCCTGGGCGCGTTGAAGGATAAGGGTGTAGGGGTGCTCTCACGCTTCTTCCATCGTAGTAATTTCCGCGCCGAGCGGGCTGCGCTGGAAGACCGCCTGAGTAAGTACCTGGATGCTGCCTACAGCGCTGACGTAAACGGTCGCGCTGTTCCGGTGCCGGATGCAGAGATTGCTCCGCTGGTTGATGCCTACCGTCGCTCTGGCTGGGCTAGCAAGTGGCACGAGCATATGCTCAATGCCGGTCTAGTGGATGATGGTGCGTTGGTTAAATCCGACTACTACTTCCCGCGCCAGTACAGCTACGACAAGATGCGCCAAGGTATCGCACAGGGTAACACTCTGGACGACTACCGCGCCCTGTTCCGGTCCGCCCTGCGGGACGTGTACCCGAGCATGGAGTCAGAGGTAGTGCAGCGTGTTGCCAAGGAGATGGTTGATGGCATCTACAACGGCCGCGCCGGACAGTCTGGTCCTATGTGGAAGCAGCTGATTAACGGCATGGGTAACGATGAGGTCGTTATGGCTATGCGTAGCGCTGGTGTAGATGAATCTGCAATCCAGAGTTTCCTGGCTGGTAACGTACGCGAATCCGGCAGCACATCCCCTGCGAGGAACTTACGCCAGCGTACTCGGTTCAACATGGACAAAGAGTACCTGATTAACGGAAAGAGCATGCGCATGCAGGACCTGATGGATACTGATGTAGCCAAGGTTATGCACGGGTACACTAACCGTATGTCTGGCCGTGTAGGCATGGCCTATGCAGGCGTACAGGACCTGGGCCAGCTAGCTAAGATGATTGATGAGTCTAAGCACGCACTGGCGGATTCCGCCAAGTGGGAGAAGACCGTCAATGACACCATCGACTTTATCCTGGGTGGGGCACCTGCTGACGCTGGGCAGCTTCCGGACTTGCTGCGAGCAGCCGGGAACATGGCTAACGCCACCATGCTTAAGAACTCCGGCCTGTATCAGCTGACTGATACTGCTCTGGCTATGAAGGAGTTCGGTATGGCTAGAGTGCTGCGCAGTATGCGTGACCAGCCTTGGTTCAAGGAAGGTGCCGTGGCTATAAAGACCCCGGATATGGCTGCCCGTCTAGACACCGTGCTGCGGGGTAGTATCCAGAAGGAGATGCGCTTCCGCTGGCTGAATACGTACGCTGACGATAACCTGGACCTGACCCGTCAGACCTCCTGGTTCAACGTCACTCAGAACGTTGGGCAGGCTGCACGCCACGTCAACGGCATGAGCATGGTGCACCGGCTGCAGGTTAACCTGAACTCCGGTATTGTGGCGGATGAGCTTACGCAGATGTTCAAGGGCGACGCTGAGGCGTTTAAGCGTCTGGAGCGTTTTGGGCTTACCCGCGAAATTGCAGACCGTGCTATTGCTGCCAACAAGGCTAATCCTGGCGCCATGTTCCAGCCGGACCTGCAGATGCAAGTTGAGGTTGTAGGGACGCGTATGATGGACTACCTGGTACAGCAGATTCGTACTGGAGAGACCTCGCACTTTGCGCAGTTCAACCCTATCGGTAAAGTCATTGTAGGGTACCAGAGCTTCGCACTGGCTGCCACTAACAAGATTCTGCGTAGAGAGCTGAACGATGCTGGGTGGATTGGCGTAGCCCACATTATGGCGTACCAGTTCCCGTTAATGCTGCTGGCTACTATGGCTAAATATAGCATGGACGGGAAGGACGTAGACACCCAGAAACTCATCAGTGAGTCCGTACTGGGTATGAGTGCCATCGGTGGGGTATCCTTGCTGCAGGATATTTTCCTGGGAGATTCCCCTCGTCACTCATTAGCATCTATGGGTTACGTCACAGGGCTGCTTGGGGCTGTACAGGACCTGGCTACCGGTAATATGGATATCAAGACCTTCACTAAGCAGGTACCGTTAATCCAGGAATTCGCACCTACGCGAGCTATCATCAATAACTTTGGAGACGACTAACGTGGCATTCAGCTGGCAAGAACAAATCAAGTCAGCGGGTACCCAGGATATCCAGTGTGATATTGAGTATTTGGACAAGTCCTATATTCATGTATACCTAGACGGGGTGGAAACCACCGGATACACCTGGACCAGCTCTACTAATATCAGGCTAAACACAGCCTTAACAGCGGACACTACGGTGCTGCTCATTCGCAAGACTGAGCGGGAGTACTTGTATATTGAGTTCGCCAGCGGCTCTCCGTTCATTGAGGGGAACGTAGATTCTCAAAACACGCAATTCTTACACCTAGCCCAAGAGCTTGTGGAAGGCCGAGCCATCCCCGGATTCTACGGGAATATAAGCATGAACGGGTACCGCATCACTAACGTAGCGGACCCAGAAGACCTGCAGGATGTGGCAACCAAGAACTATGTAGATACTGGTGATGCGGCACTAGGTGTCCGTATTGACGCCGAAGCTGCTACTCGTAAGGCTGCCGACGATGCGCTGGGGGTTAGGGTAACCAACTTAGAGCAGACCTTTATATCTGATAAAGTTACTGTAAGTTACCCGTGGTTCACAGTACTATCGGAGGCTACTGACACGGTTGTACCCGAAATCCAGTTCAGTAAGGCTGTTGTTTATCTGAACGGAGTATCTCAGGTTCCTGGGTATAGCTTCGAGGTAGTGGATGGCACCTTGTTATTCGCAGAGGAACTGCCCGCTGGTACGTTAGTTGCTGCTCGACTGGGTGTGGATGTAGAGGCTGGAGACGGTTATACCACCGAGGCCGCCTTCGATAACTTTGTTAGTTCTTTAGGCGCATTAGCGTATAAGGGGGCGGCCGCTGCTGTAGCCGACAGCACTGATACTAGCAATGTGGCGGTACAGCTGAATGCACTACTAGCATCTCTGCGTACCGCCGGGATAATTAACACATAATTTACTGGGAGGTGTAATGGCAGGGGCGGCTAAACGCAGTCGCCTCTCGGAGCTGCACCGCATGTTCACCGAGGCCTTGATTGAAGAAATCAAGCAGTCTAAGGAAGACGAGGTGCCGCTCCCCGCCGCAGATAAATCAGTTATCGCTAAGTTCTTGAAGGACAACGACATCACTGCGGACGCAGATTCCGAGGAGATGCAGGACCTTCGTGATGAATTCGATGACGAACTAGCGGCGCGCAGAGAGGCGCGTAAGCAAGAGATTCTAAATAAAGTTGGTGGTTCAGACTCTGAGGACTTACTAGAAGGAATTGTCTAATGGTATCGGTGAAGACTGCGCGAAGACTGCGCATGCTCAACCAGAAACTTACTGGTTATAGTGCGAATCCGCGCAGTATTCCCAAAGAGGAGCGCGAGGACATCGCGATGATGATGGCCGCCGCGCTAAGTGACTTTCGAGAATTCGCATATATAGGTATGCGCTTCTTGGGCTTTACACTCACGGCTATGCAGGCCGACATCGCAGAGTACATGCAAAAGGGCCCTAGGAAGCGCATGGTGGCTGCGCAGCGTGGTGAGGCTAAGTCTACACTGGCTGCGCTGTACGCCGTCTGGAGGCTCATCCAGGACCAATCCTGCCGTATCCTGATTGTATCCGGTGCAGAGAAGCAGGCGTCCGACGTAGCGAACTTAATCATCCGTATGCTGGAGACCTGGCCGCTGCTGTGCTACTTGAAGGCTGACCCTACTCGTGGAGACCGCACTTCATTCGAAGGTTACGATGTCAACTGCGACCTGAAACCTCTGGACAAGTCCGCCAGCGTAGCCTGTGTAGGTATCACTGCATCCCTGCAGGGGAAGCGCGCGGACCTGCTGATTCCGGATGATATCGAGACCACCAAGAACGGTTTAACGCAAACCCAGCGTGAGCAGCTGCTGATGATTTCTAAAGACTTCGCAGCTATCTGTACGCACGGGGATACGCTGTACCTGGGTACACCGCAGACCAAGGACAGTATCTATAAAACCCTGCCGGGACGTGGCTTCGAGGTCCGCGTGTGGCCGGGGCGCATTCCGTCTGTTGAAATGGAAGAGCGATATGGAAGTACACTTGCTCCTTATATATTGGAGCTCATTGAGCGCGGCTATAAACGCACCGGCTTCGGCGTCGACGGGACGCTAGGGGAGAGCACGGACACCGGGCGCTATGACGAGGATGCGCTGATTGAGAAGGAGCTGGACTTTGGTCCAGAAGGCTTCCAGTTGCAGTACATGCTCGACACTACCCTGTCAGACCAGATGCGTACGCGCATCAAGCTTTCGGATATGCTGGTTTACTCTGGCAGCCAGGATTCCTCCCCAGAGACGTTCTCCTACATCGCGGACCGCCGGTACCTGTACCAGCATGAGCATGAGGGGATTATGGGACAGCAGATGTACTTCCCGGCATTCTACGGGGACATGCACCTGCCGTACCAGCATAAGGTGCTGGTGGTGGACCCGGCTGGTTGTGGTGGGGACGAAGTGTCCTACGCTGCTGGCGGTGCTGCGAACTCGTACATTCACCTTTTCTCAGTAGGCGGCTTCCAAGGAGGTATCAGCGAAGAGAACATTGATAAACTGATTGACCTGTGCGTAGAGTTAGATATCCCGGATATGGTGGTGGAGAGCAACATGGGGCACGGTACCGTGTCTATGCTTATCCTGAACCGGTTACGGGAGCGACGTCTCGCCGGTATCGGTGTACGGGACCTGAACAACTCCACGCAGAAAGAGCGTCGTATCATCGACACAATCAGCCCAGTTACTCGTCGGCACCGCCTGGTGGTGCATGAGCGTGCTATTCACGACGATATCAGCACCTGTATGGCGTACTCCCGCGATAGGCGTTGGCTGTACTCTGCGTTCGCGCAGTTGTCCGGTATCACGTACGACCGCGGTAGCCTGGCGAAGGATGACCGAGCAGATGCAATCGCCATGATGGTAGCTACGCTGAACGGGCATCTGGTGGAAGATGAGAAAGTAGTGGCTGAGCGCGAGTCTGAGAAGATGGCTCGGGCCTTCATTGAGAACCCACTGGATTGGGCACAGAGCAAAGTGTCTAAGGGCCTTCGGGGTGTAGCTGCTCGGTTGCAGAACCGGGGCAGAGGTAAACAACATAGAGGAAGAAGATAATGGCATCAATTATCGCAGCTAAAACTGCGGACGTCCAGTACGCCATTGTAGGCACGTGCCAGAACCTGGAGAAGCAGGTGCAGCCGGACTACAACGTAGGCTTCGTAGGTACGACTGCCCTGACTAAGCTGAACACGTTCTTCACGTACATGCAGTCCCAGGGCTATACGGATACCCGTGCCGGTACAGCCTTTAAGGATGATGGTACGCTGCAGGCGCGCCTGTTCAGCATGTTCCCTCAGCTCTCTAAGACTGGCTACGTCGCCCTTACGGGTACAGGCATGCCGCTCGGTGGGGGTTCCGGCACAGCATTTGATGATTCGTTCACTGCACTGCAGAGTGCATTCGTAGCCGCTACTGACGCGGCAGAATAAGGAGAGTACACATGGCAATTGCAAAAGCAACCCCAGCGCAACAGCAGGGGCTGCTGCGTCAGCTGGACATTCTCGGTAAGGACTTGTACGCAATCCTTACGCAGCCGCAGAACGTAGCTCAGACTGGTGCCACCTTCGATACCAAGATTGCTGCGCTTGAAGCCGCGGTAGCCGCAGTGAAGGCGGCAAGCTAGTGCGTAAACTGGTCGCTGGGTTACTGCTCGCGGTTACTCTGACTGGTTGCTCGGCGACCTCTGCACTCACCGGCTTAGTTGGTTCTAAGCCGGATGTATCTGCTCAGGTTGGCGCCGAAAACACCAAGCAAACCGTTGGCTTGAGTAACAAGGTGGACTCCAGCACCACCAACAAAACCGATGTACAGGATTCTAACGTGGGCACCCTGGATACTTCTAGTAAGAAGCAAGTGCAGACTATTAGTACCGGCACAATCCAGGCAGAGCGCCTGCAGGTGGTTAATAATGATAGTTACAGTCTTATCCTCGCCGGATTAGCTGGGGCCAGCATTCCTCTGGTCTTCCTAGTCGTCATCCTGGTGATTCGTAAGCTGTTCAGGAAGAAGGGGCAGCAGGATGATTAGAGTAGGGGACATGGTTGGATCTGACCTCGCTACCCGGGCAGGTGCAGCAGTTACCGGCGCTACGGTATCAGGAGGTTGGTTGGCAGAGTTAATGAGCTGGAACTGGAGCACTATCAGCTTCATCACTGCGACTGTGTGCGCAGTACTAACCCTGGCGTGGAATGCGTATTACAAGCGACGTACATTCAAGCTCCTAGAGGAGCAGGCACGTAAGGGGACTATTAAATATGAGTTTAAGGACTAAGGTTATTGCGGCCCTCACGGGGGCCACTATGCTCGGCGGTGCCATTACCAGCGTAGTCCAGCACAACGAAGGCCTGAGCCTTACCGCCTACAAGGATAGTGCTGGTATCCCTACCATCTGCTACGGGGAGACAAAGGGCGTCAAAATGGGCCAGAGAGCCACGCTGAGCGATTGTCAGAAGCAACTGATAGAATCAGCAGGGGCGCATGCAAAGGCCCTTGACGGGCTTCCTATGCAGCTCTCTGATGTAGCTCTGGTTGGGTCTATAGACTTCATTTATAACGTAGGCGTAGCTGGATTCAACGGCAGCTCCGTGAAGCGGCATCTCAAAAGCCTGAATTATGCAGCAGCTGGAAAGGCAGTACTGGACTGGCGCTATATTAGCAAGTACCAGAAGAAGTCCCCCGGCACCGGTTGGGTGTATAAGGGTGGCAATCGATGGACCTTCGACTGCTCCCAGTACATCAACGGTAAGCGCAATAAAGTGTGCTGGGGTCTATGGGAACGTAGGCAGTGGCAGAGCAAGGCTATCGGGAACCAGTATAAGGATGTTGGCGCAGCACTGGCCGGATTAAAACGATAAGTGAGGATGTATGGCACTGACAAATTTAGTAAGAGCAAAATACCCTGTACTGGGTTTAAATTATCTAGATGTACGGGATTTCGGCGCTAAAGGTGATGGAGTAACAGATGATTACCCGGCGTTTCAGCGCGCTGCCATGTACGCGGAATCTATCGGCGGCGCGATTATTGAAATCCCGACGCCTGCGGTTGAATACAAAATCGGTTTCCCCGTCTACCTGTTCAATAACACGCACTTTAAAGGCACTGGCATTAACTGCCGTATCAACTTTACTGACCCGCTATATGCCAGGAAGTCACGCAGCGGTTTTGTCATTGGCAGTGGCCGAGAGCAAAACAGAGATAAGGCAATTCAATGCCTGAACGATGGCACATGGTCTACCACAGGTTCAGTAGTGGATTCAACGTTTGTTGAGCTTGCGCGCGGGGTTTACCTGCGAGATAACCTTGACAAAGTTCAATCATCTAACTGCTGTGTCAGTGATGTCTACCTGGTGGCCTCTTACCCTAACGGAACAACGTTAAAAGGCGGCTATGGCGTATCTTTTGCTAACGCCATTGACTGTGAGGCGTATAACCTTTGGGGTGAAGGTTGGACGGAAATAGTCAATATTGGTTCTGACGTTCCGCCGGCAACGCCTAGTTGTCATAACTGCCACGCTTATAACATTGAATGCGTTGAGCCGAACCGTTACGAAACCTACTATAGTATTGGTTTTATTGCTAACTCGACGTCGTGCTCTATCCACGACTGTTTCCAGCTAAAGCCGATTGCAGATGGTTCTCCGCATGGTTCTGGCGCGTCGATGAACTACACGGAAGATTGCTCGTTCTATAACTTCAATATTCCTAGTCTTGGGCGCACAGCCACCTCGGAAGGTATTCTGGTTAACAACACTAAAGGTGCACTGGTATTTGACGCTAAAATCGGTAACGCCAAATCCGGTGTTGCTGAGTATTACACTACCGAAGCGGGCATATTCTACGATGCTGAGAAGCCGAACGTTTTTTATGATATCCACTCAAACAACTGCGACCACGCTGTTGCCTTGCGTTCTAAATACAGCGTATGGAAAAACGTTACACAGTCTAACTGCACGGACCACGTTTACTTTGGGACTAGCAACGCGCAGTATTGCCAGGTAAAATTCAAGCCTGATAGTATCGCTTATGGTGGCTCGACAACGCCGGCGGCATACCTAAATAACAACGAGGTAGAAGGGCGACGCCTCAAGCGAATCTATTTCCAACCGCTGCAATACCTCGTGTCCGACTATGCAAGCGTAAGGGCTGGTGATTCCCCTATCAGCAAGGCGGTTTATACTGTCGTTGATAAACCACTTACGTTTATTTTCCCTATCCCAGACGATGCATACGCAATCGATGATTTCCGTATGTTTTTCAGGTGGGGAGATGGGGCACAAACCAAGGGTTCGAGCATTGTGGTTTCGCTTGTAGCAATGCAAACGTTCGATGGAAACTCGTCATTAGCCCCAGTTACCCTGCTATCAACCACGCGGACACCTGCATCAGATACAGCATCCGAAGTAGCCCTGGTAATGAAGGCGGCTGCTACAACCCCTGGGTACATCCCAATTGATGGGCCGGAAGTAACTGGGTACCTGCCTCGTGCAGCGCAGCTGGTGATTCAGGTCTTAAACCCCGTAGACAACATAATCCTGAAAGAATGTTCTCTGCGGTATTACGGCAACATTAAGTAAGGAGCAGATATGGCAAAATATATTTGGACGACCAGTATCCCGGTGGAACGCTCCATAGGCGGCGTGGTTATCGATACAGAGTATGTGGATAATGAGGTTGAACTCTTTATCCCAGAGGTCACTGTTAGGGCGAACGGAGTAGCTGTATGTCCGGTTTATATGAGCTACAACAACACTCAACAGCTCATTAAGTTCATGGAGTTCTCCTCCGGCAGTAACGACGCGTTTGCAAGCGCGTATGAGCACCTGCTCTCTGACTCTCAATTCGAAGGGGTAAGGGTCGAGGCAGAATAGTTCATCGCCCTGCTTCGGCAGGGTTCCTTGGAGCTGCTGTACGCAACGTAGACCCCGGGGCCATCTCTAGGAAATCCCTAGAGTAATCCCGGGGGCTGCACGTCTATACCTGAACCTGAAATTTATTAGACTCACGCGACCCTCTCCCTCACCCTGAACGCGCCCAATTGCCCCCATAGGGGGTGACTAGCGTATAAATGAGGGGGGGGG